GAACCGCTGGTGCCCCAGGAGATCTTGGCCGCGCCCTCGCCCTTGGTCCAGTAGTCGCGCAGACGGTCGGTGTCGACCGGGTGAGTGAGCCAACCCGGCCCGTCTTCGGTCCTGCCCGGCGCCACGTCCACGAAGGTGTTGGCGGCAGCGAGACCCTCCTCGCGCTCCACGGTGAGTTCGGTTCCGCCCTCGAAGAAGTCCTCCGGCGGGGTGCCGACCATGATGTAGGCCTGGTGGAACGCCGGGATCGGGACGATACAGGCCGAGCAGATCCGGCCGGAGTCGAAGGTGACGCCCTCCTCCTCCTCGTCGAACTCGAACGAGGAGTCGTCAGCGTCCACGGAGATCCCGAAGCGGCCGAACTCGGCGATCAGGGCGGCAACTTCGTCCGCCTCGGGAGTCATCAGGAACGGACCAGTGGCACGGATCTCGTTGCCCACGCGCATGATCTGCTCGGTCTTGGCGACGGTGATGTTGCCGTCATGGCCGTCGGCGGACTGCTTCTGCCAGGTCAGCGGCAGCGGCAGCGGACGGGTGCGCAGCGAGCCCTCGGCGAACCGGCGCCGGTCTCCCGACCACACACCCTCGGGGGCGAAGACCGAGTACCACTGGAGCGCGACGTCGCCCATCGGGGCGTCAACCTCGCCGTCCACCTGCTCGATCATGTCCTTCGGGTCCATGTCCGCTCCTTCGCTCGCTGCACTAGTCTGCACCACCGCACCCGCCGCAGCCAGCACTTCGCTGGCCAGGACGGGTCGCACGGTGCAGCGACAGTTGATCCACTCCTCGATGGGAGCGCTGACGTCGCCGGGCTTGGTCATCTCCGAGCCGCCCACGTCGAACTTCTCCCCGATGGGGCGCTGCTGACCGTGGACGGTGCGGTGGGAGGGGCGCACGGCCTCGTCCTCCATGCTCACCCACTCCAGGAACAGTTCCTCGGGGTCGTCCAGCGCCGCCTGGGCAGTGGCCTCGGAGAGGATGGCCGTGGCGAGGAAGATCGAGATGCGGTCGACGGTGGCGGTGTCCCTGGGGGGCTTGGTCTTGCGCAGCGTCTCGCGCAGCCGGTTGATCCAGCGGGTGTCGGGCCGACGCCCGGTCTCCCCGGACTCCTCGGAGTAGACCTCCTGGTAGAGCGCGGAGACCAGGGCGAGGAGTTCGTTCCATCCCGAGGTGTCCTGCTCGACCGAGAGCGCCTCCTTCACCACCGGGCGCAGGTCTTCCTCGATGGCGCTCTGGCGGGCCCGGCGCTTGGCCGAGAACTCCTCCAGGCCCAAGACGTTCACACCAGGGCCCCTGCCGCGAACCACTCCCGCAGAGCGGTGGGGGTGTGCTTGACCTGGGTGGCGAGCAGCGAGCGACAGTAGGCGTCGAGCACCGGCACGATCAGGTCGGGGTCGCCGATCCCCCCCAGGACGATAGAGGCGGTGGACCAGGCGTCCTCCAGCAGGTAGTCCGGCTCGCTGCCCTTGATCAGGCAGTGGGTCTCGTGCGCCGGGCAGCCCGGCGGCTTCCCCTTCTGCCGCAGCCGGTTGCCCGCCCGCTCCAGTGCGCGCAGCACGAGCGCCTGGGAGGCGGCGAACAGTGCCGACTCGCCAGGGGTGCGGGGACGGGTGGGGTGGTCCTCCAGGCTGGGGTCGGGACGGGTTTCCCGAGGCGTGTCCCCAGGGTCGGTCACCGGGAGGACCACCCCAAGAATGGCCAGCGCCGCCTGTACCTGCTCGGGCGTGGCGGAGCCGGTGGCGATCTTGCGCAGCAGCCAGGACCTGCGCTCGTCGTCGTCGGGGAGGTCGGTGGCGTTGAAGCCCACCTCGCGCATCAGGGCCACTTCGGACAGCAGGCCCATGTTGTAGAGTTCCAGGGCCTCCTTGCTCCGGTCCGGCCGCAGTCGCAGGTCGATGGTGGAGTACCAGATGATCTCCTCGGTGTCCTCCAGACCGTCCTGGGTCCGCAGGTAGCCGATGGTGATGGCGTTGCAGATGAGGCCGAGCAGCGGCTCGACGTGCATCTTGATCGTGGACTCCTCGATCTGCCACGCACCCCAGTGGGAGACGCCGTTGGAGTTCCCGCCACCGGTGCCGGGGTTGGAACTCATCCCCTCGATCTGCTCCACCGGGAGGTCCATGCCGACCCCGAAGCGGTGGATCGCGTCGCGCCGCATCTCGATGGCCTTCTCGTCCAGGGGAGACCAGAAGGTGACGTGGTTGACCTGGTCGGAGGTGCCCTCGGGGACCGAGGCGACGATGGGCACCAGACCGGCGGCGGAGCCGGGGTTCTTGATCGGGGTGATCATGTTCTCCCCAAGCACCCGGATGAAGTTCTCGGCCTCGTTCCCCTCGGGGGCGACCGTCTCCCCCTCGACCGGCGGTGGTGCGGGGAACGTCATCCCTTGGGGGACGAAGAGGATGCCCCCACCGGCGAGCCGTGAGATCAACTGCGACCAGATGTGACGGGTGATGGCCTCGATCTCGTTCAGCACCGGGATCAGTGAGCGGAACGGGGAGTCGGCCTCGATGCGCTTGTCCGGCTTCGGGCGCCAGATCCGGATGACCACGTCGTCGTCGGCCAGGTCGATCTTGTGCATCGACGTGCCGTCCTGGACGATGGACCACCGGTTGCCGACGACCTTCATCTCGGTGACGGCGATGACCTCCCAGACCTCGCCACCGACCTCGACGCCTTCCTCCTCCTCGCGCACCGTTCGTCCGACGAGGTAGCACTCACCAGCGACGGTGAGGTGGAAGCCCATGGCCTCCAGCATCTGCGCCTGCCCGGTGGCGCCGGTGAACAGGTCGTTGAGCGCATCGACGGCGGGACCGGACTCGGTCTGAGTGACCTTCCCGTTCGGCTCGCGCACTCCCACGTAGAGGGTGGAGCGGGCCAGGGCGTGGCCGAAGAACTCGGCGGCGAACCGCGCTTCTCCGCAGATGCCGACGTGGCGGTACGCCTCTCTCTGCCAGTCCTGGTTGGGCTGGTAGACGCGGGCCAACTTGCCCTCGTACCTGACCGCTGACGCGACGAGCGCGGTGGAGGGAACTCCGACCGGGGCCTTCTTCCGACCTGCCATGTCCTACCCTCTAGTCGTCGTCGCCGTCGAACCGGACCAGTATGGCTGCCAGGTACGCCGCTGTCAGCCACCCGTTCGCCCACCACCACGGCTCGTGGAAGTCGGACAGGTAGCCCCAGAGTAGGACACCGGCTGCCGCGTAGGGCGCGAAGCAGTACGGACACGTCAGCAGTGGCGTCCAGGAGTTGTCGTTGGTGAGGTTCTGCCACTTCGTCCGCAACCACACCGATGGCGGGTAGACGTCGAAGGTGATCAGGCGGGTGATCCGGGCTGCCGACCCGATGGTGAGGATCGCGACCGCGACCCAGGCGAACGTGCTCATCTGGCTCCTACTCGTCGTACAGGGTCTGGTTGCGGAAGATCTCCGCAGGGGAGGCGATGGCCGAGGGCATCACGGACTTCGCCAGTTCGGTGGCGCCGTGGACCAGGGCGTCGACACGGTTGGGCGAGTCGCCCTTTCCGGGCACCCAGGTGGTCTGCTCGTCCTCCAGGGAGGTCTGGTCGCCACAGTGCACGACCTTCTTCTTCTCGTACAGCGCGACGACCGGCTCGGCGCGGATGGCCTTCCCGCGACGGGAGCGGACCGGGATGATGTGCGCGCCCTTGTAGCCCGCGTTCTCCAGGGTGAACCGCACCATGTCCTCGCCGTAGTTCCGCTCCACGACGATGGCGTCGGCCTGCCACTTCTCCACCGCAGAGTTGGCCTTGGTCGCCCATCCCTCGGGGCTGTACTTCGCGGTGAGGTCCTCCAGCACGTACAGCCGCAGGTCGTAGCCCAGCCCGATGACGATGATGCCGGTCTCGTCGGAGCGCTTGTTCGCGGTACCGGCCGGGTCCACCGCGACGACGATCCGGGAGAACTCCTCGGGGGCCTTCTCGTGCTCGAACATGTCGTAGGCCCACAGCGCGCCCTCGACGTCCTCCAGGATCTCCCCGTGCAACTCCTGACGGCCCAGCCGGGTGCCCTCGTACTTGTCGAGGATGGCCTTCTTGAACGCCGGGGCGAGGTTGGCGAGGTTCGCGTACGTCGAGACCCGCCGGACGATGGTGTCGTCCTCCTTGACCAACTTCTTCATCCACTTCGTCGGCAGCGGAGTGGAGGTGGCGACGATCTTGGGCTCCACGTTGCCCTGGACGCGCAGCCCGAACTGCATGTTGGACCAGCACTCCTCGACCAGGTCCCAGTGGGCGGGCTCATCGGCCCAGATGAAGCCGGACTCGGGTCCTCGGAGGCGGTCGGGCTCCTCTGCGGAGAAGCACTGGCCGATGGTGCCGTTGGGCCAGGTCAACTTCTTCTTCGACGGCTCCCACTCGGGCTTCTGGCCGGGCTTGGCCGTGGCGAGGATGCCCGAGCGGCCCTCGATCATGGTCTCGCGCAGGTCGTAGCCGGTGGCGGCGATGAGGATGACGCGAGGGGTCATCGCGGTGACCTTGTGGGTGATCTCGGAGCCGGTGCGGGTCTTCCCGGAGCCTCGCCCGCCGCTGAACAGCAGCGTCAGCCAGTCCTCGGTCCACAACGGGGGGCGCTGGTCGACGCGGGCGTGCCTCCAGACCCACTCGGCGTGCGGCTCGCCGTCGCAGGAGGGGTCTGGGCAGAAGAACGGGCGCCAGGCCTCGTTCTGGGCCTCCTGGAGTTTCCTCAGGGCCTTGGCTTGGGCGTCCGGCTTCCACTTCTTGAAGGCTGAGAGGTCAGGCAGACCCTCCGGTGGCTCCGCGCGCAGTTCAGACACCACTCACCTCCGTGGAGGCGGGTCGCGAAGGAGCCGATGGTGAGCGTGGAGCCACATCCACCGGCGCAGCGGGTCGTCCACCGGACCTTGTGCACGTTTCCAGAGTAGACCAACTCACTTGACTTCCTCCACTGTCCTTCGTGAGAGGGGGATCGGCTTCCGGTCGGGACCGTAGACCGCCTTGGCGTGCCCACGGGGGGTGGGCAACTCGCTCAGCGAGCCTCTGCGCGACCGCCTCCTGGATGTAGCGGGTGTTGCTGACGGTGCCGGTGCTCAGGGTGGCCTTGTAGATGCGGTGTGGCCATGACGCGGGGGCGATGAACTGGATCTTGGCGCGGAACTCGTCCAGGCGGAAGGGCATCTCAGGCCAACTCGCCCTTGACGATCTCTCCGCCGAAGATGTCGCCCTCCTCCACGACGGGGATGGTCTTCCCGATGGCCTCGGCGACCCACTTCTCGATCTCTGCCTCGGCCGGGTTGTACATGATCACCTCGGTCGGCGCCGCCAGGCCGTACAACTTCACGTAGGAGTCGATGATCCCGGTGGCCCTGAGCACGGCGATCATCTGCTCGGGGGAGTCCTCGTCGGTGGCCTTGGGCCACACCCCGCGCAGGAGGCGGTTCAGGCGCATCCCGACCATCTTGCGCAGCATCTCCTTGGACTCCTCGTGGAGTTCCTTCTCCAGCGCCTGCTCGACCGCCACCCGCACCGCCCGCTCGGTGGAGTACCCGAGCACCTCGGCGATCTCCGCGAGAGTGGCCCCGGCCAACTGCATCTGGATCGCGGCAGCGGCCTTGCGGTTGCGGGCCCGGTAGGCGTTGCCGCCGTCGTCGTCGGTGATGACGTTGACCCCGGTGGGGTGGGAGGAGTCCTGGGCCTGCATGCGCCGAAGTGTAGTCCTACGGCTTCGGCGGAATCGGGTAGCGCGTTGACAAACACGCCGGGCACAGGACCGTCTGGTGCGGCAGGCCGAACAGCCAGCCCGCCTTCACCGCCGTGGCGATGGCGCGCTCCTCGACCTTGTTGGTGGTCTGCAACTGCGCCGGACAGGCGGTGCAGACGATGCTCACTGCCACCCGGCGAGCCTCAGCAGCAACTCGAACCGCTCCTGTGGGTCGGTGGCCGCGTCGGTGAGTTCGTAGAACGCCTCCTTGACGTGGGGCGGGACCGTGAAGGTGAGGGTTGGCCAGG